CTGCCTGCGGAGATGCAGGTGCGAGCACAGACGCAGACGACCACCACAACGCACAACGCCCACGACAACCAGAACGCCTGACGACCACAACGAACACCGGAGACACCAGACCATGAACGCACCCGCACAGCAGCAACGCCCCAACGCGCCCAACGGCGCCCCCGCGCAGCCCCAACCCTTCCGCTTCAACGTCACCCGCGGCGCCGTCGCGGGCCCGCCGCGCATCGTGATCCATGGCGCCCCCGGCATCGGCAAGAGCACGCTGGCCGCGTGTGCGCCCGCGCCGCTGTTCCTCGACCTCGAGCACGGGACGCTCCAGATGGACGTGACCCGCGTCGACAACATCGACTCGTGGGAGGCGCTGCTCTCGACCGTGCGCGCGCTCGCCACGGAGCCGCACGACTTCAAGACGCTCGTCATCGACACCCTCGACCGGGCGGAGTGGCTGTGCTGGCAGTACGTGTGCCGCGCGGGGCGCAAGGCGTCGATCGAAGAGTTCGGCTTCGGCAAGGGCTACGTGGCCGCGTACGAGCAATTCCGCGTGCTCGCGTCGGCGCTGGAGACGCTGCGCAACCGCCGCGGCATGGCCATCGTCATCATCGCGCACTCGAAGATCGAGAAGGCCCCGAACGCCGCGGGCGAGGAGTACGACCGCTGGACGCTCAAGGTCGACAAGCGCACCGCGGGGCTCTTCTACGAGATGTTCGACGCCGTGCTCTTCGCGCGGCTCCAGGTGTTCACGCGCGCCACGGAGTCGGGGCGCGTGAAGGGCTTCGGGGACGCGCGCGTGCTCGAGACGCAGGAGGCCGGCGCGTGGCTCGCGAAGAACCGCTACGCGATGCCGCGCCAGATCCCGCTCACCTGGGATGACCTCGCGGCGGCGATGGACCGCGGCGCTGACGCCGTCATGGAGTCGCTGCGCGCGGAGGCTCTCGCGGCGGCGGAGAAGCTCGCCGGGCTCGACGCGGACGCGGCGGACAAGGCGCGCGCGGCCGTCGAGGGCGCGAGCACGGCGACGGCGCTGTCCGCCGTGCTGGGCAGGATCAACGCGGGGATCGCGGCGCGGGGAAACGACGCGACGGCGACGACCGCGACGGGGCAGTCCACGGCGGCGCAGGGCTGACATCGCACAACACACAACGGCCACAACGCACAGAACACCAGACATCGCACACGGAGACATCGATCATGAACCACGACTACGGCACCGACGACTACAGCGGCCAGAACTACAGCGACACCAGCGCCAGCCCCCACGCGCAGACCCGCTCGCACGCGACCGTCGACCCCGGCACCTACACCGCCAAGTTCGCCCGCTGGCACTGGGACACGTCGAAGAAGGGTGACATGTGCCTCGCGGCCATGCTGCGCATCGTGGGCGGTCCCTTCGACGGTCGGCAGGTGCGCGGCACGCTGTACTTCGACACCGACAAGGCCGACAAGAACGGCCGCACCGCCGCCGACCGCAGCATGGAGGCGCTGCGCAGCGCGGGCCTCGCGGGCGACCTCGACGCGATCGACGAGAACACCGGGGGGCTCGACGCGGGCGAGGTGAGCATCAGCGTGGAGATCAACGACCGGGGGTTCGCGTTCGCGAAGTACATCAACGCGGCCAGCACGTTCAGCGCGTTCCAGCCGCCCGCGCCCGACGCGAAGGCGCAGTTCTTCGCGCAGATGAAGGCGCATCAGCAGGGCACCGCGCAGGCGCAGCGGGCGACCGGGACGCAGCCCACGGCGCAGCGCGCGCCCGTGGCCCCCGTGGCCCCCGCGCAGACGCAGCAGCGGCCTGCGGCGCAGTCGTCGGGTCAGCAGGGTCAGCAGCGCCCGGCCGCGCAGCCGCAGCGGCCCACGCAGCAGCCGTCGCAGGGGCCGCAGCGCCCGCGCGGGCCGCAGGTGGCGCCGCAGCAGCCGCAGGGGCCCGCGGGCTTCGGCGACGACGAGCCGCCGTTCTGACAGCGGGCGGAGAGGGCGATGGCCCGCCCCTCCGCGCTGCACACCATCCAACGCGTGCATGGGGCTCGCGACGGGGTGCTCGGTGTGCAGCGCAGAGCGGCGGGACGGCACGAGACGCTCAGGGAGATGACGATGCAGACCAACAGCAGCAAGCCGCGGCACACCGTGCTCGTCACGCAGACCGCGTTCGCCTTTGCGCCCGACGACCGCGTCGAGCCGCTCACCGGCGATCGCACGCGCCTCGCGCGCATCACCGTGGAGAAGTGGTCGAAGGTGACGCGCAAGACGCGCCGCGCGCTCAAGGTCGTGACGGGCACCTTTGAGCGTCGCCTCAACCTCGGCACCACCGCGCGCCCGGTCTACTCGTCGCGCGTCGTCGTGCGGCGTCTGCGCTGGACGGCGAACGGCGAGTGCGTGGTGGTGGACGGCAGCGCGGCGCACGCCGAGGTGCGCGCGCTCCTCGCGGAGCACAGGCTGGAGTTCACCGATCGCGCCGACGCGGGCCGGTGGTGTGTGGTCGGCGGCCAGGTGCTCCTGCGCTGCCCCGAGATCGTCGACGGCGCCACGGCGCGCGACCTGCTGCCGATCGGGATGCCGGTGATGGCCCTGCGCGGCGACACGTGGACGCGCTGGCGCGGCGCCCCGAAGCTCTGGCCCTACGACCGCGTGCTGATCGCGCAGCTCGCGAGGTGCGCGTGATCGACGCCGCCGACACCGCGCCCTCGCCCGAGGCGCCCACGAACCGCCGCCGCCCGCGCGTGCGCGCCACCGTGCTCCCGCACGCCGCGCACGTCAGCGCGTGGGTGCGCGAGGCCGCGACCGAACGCGCGCACGACCAGATGTTCACCGACTTCGACCTCACCGACACCGACGAGGAAACATATCCGTGAGCTATCGAGACTTCATCGCGCGCAAGGCCGCCATCGCCGTCCCGACTGGCATCACCACCGCGCTCGACCTTCCCGCGGCCCTCGCGCCCTTTCAGGCAGACATCGCATCGTGGTCGTGTCGCCGTGGCCGGGCCGCCGTCTTCGCTGACACCGGGCTCGGGAAGACCCGGATGGGTCTCGCGTGGGGGCGCGAGGTCGTACGCCACACGCGCGGCCGCGTGCTCATCCTCGCGCCGCTCGCCGTCGCACAGCAGACCGCCGACGAGGGCGCGTTCATCGGCATCCCCGTCACGGTCTGTCGCGATGGCGCCGACGTGCCCGACGAGCCCGGCATCTCCATCACGAACTACGACCGGCTGCACCGCTTCGACCCGTCCATGTTCGCGGGCGTCATCCTCGACGAGTCGTCGTGCATCAAGCACCACGACGCGAAGACGTTGCGCACGCTCCTCGATGCGTTTCGCGACACCCCGTTCAGACTCTGCGAGACCGCAACGCCAGCCCCGAACGACCACGCCGAGCTCGGCACGCACGCGGAGTTTCTCGGCGTGTGCACGCGCGCAGAGATGCTCGCCGAGTTCTTCCGTCACGACGGCGGCGACACGCAGACGTGGCGGCTCAAGCGCCACGCGCGCAAGGTGTTCTGGCGATGGGTCGCGTCATGGGCTGCGCTCGTGCGTCGACCCTCGGACCTTGGGTACAGCGACGACATGTACAACCTGCCGCCGCTCAGCGTGCATGAGCACCTCACCGCGGCGCCGGTGGAGACGTACCGCAACGCGGGCTTCCTCTTCCCCGTCGAGGCGCGCACGCTCACGGAGCGCCGGAACGCGCGCAAGGCCAGCACGGACGATCGCGTCGCGGCGTGTGCTGAGATGGTGAATGGCGAGTCGGGCGAGCCGTGGGTCGTGTGGTGCGACCTGAACGCAGAGTCAGACGCGCTTGCCCGCGCGATCCCCGGCGCCGTCGAGATCCGGGGATCGATGGATCTCGACGCGAAGGAGCAGGCGCTCAAAGACTTCGCGGCGGGCCGCACGCGCGTGCTCGTGACGAAGCCCAGCATCACAGGGTTCGGGCTCAACTGGCAGCACTGCGCGCGGACGGCGTTCGTGGGCGTGACCGATTCGTGGGAGGCGTACTACCAGGCCGTGCGCCGCTTCTGGCGCTTCGGGCAGCGCCGCGCCGTCGACGTGCACGTGTTCGCGAGCGAGGCCGAAGGCGCCGTCATCGCGAACCTGAAACGCAAGGAGGCGGACGCGGCGAAGCTCGGAGAGGAGCTGGCGCGCGAGACGGGTGAGGCCGTACGCGCAGAGATCTGCGGCATGACGCGCACGGTGAACGAGTACCAGCCCGCGGTGCGCATGACGGTGCCAGCGTGGCTCGAGAGCGAGACGGACGGCAACGGCACCACGAAGGAGAACGCAGCGTGAGCACCATCGGACACGGCACCAGCGGCAGCATCCCCAGCACCCCCAACGTCATCGGCCAGACCGTGACGGATTGGTTCGCGCTCTATCACGGCGACTGCTGCGAGGCGATGCGCGGCATTCCCGACAAGAGCGTCGACTACTCCATCTTCTCGCCGCCCTTCGCGGCGCTCTACACCTACTCCAACAGCCCGCGCGACATGGGTAACGTTCGCGACAACGAGGAGTTCTTCGCGCACTTCGACCACACGATCGCGGAGCTGCGTCGGGTGATGAAGCCCGGTCGCAACGTGTCGTTTCACTGCATGCTGCTACCGGCGGGCAAAGAACGCGACGGCTACATCGGGCTGAAGGACTTCCGTGGCGACCTGATCCGCGCATTCCAGAAGCACGGGTTCATCCACCACTCCGAGGTGGTGATCTGGAAGGACCCGGTGACCGCGATGCAGCGCACGAAGGCGCTGGGGCTGTTGCACAAGACCGTGCGCGAGAACGCCGCCATGAGCCGTCAGGGCATCCCTGACTATCTGGTGACTATGCGCGCGCCAGGCGAGGCTGCGCAGCGTGTGCGCCACGATCCCGAGGACTACCCGGTTGATCTGTGGCAGCGGGTCGCAAGTCCGATCTGGACCGACATCAACCCGAACGACACGCTGCAGCACCGCAGCGCGCGCGAGCATGACGACGAGCGTCACATTGCGCCGCTGCAACTCGAGGTCATCCGGCGAGGCGTCGAACTCTGGACGAACCCGGGCGACATCGTGCTTTCGCCGTTCGCCGGCATCGGCTCGGAAGGATTTGTGTCCTTGCAGATGGGGCGTCGGTTCGTCGGCGTGGAACTCAAGGCGAGCTACTACCAACAGGCGGCCCGGAACCTCGCAA